TCAGTTGCAGCCGCAGTTAATGTTTCGTTATTAGTGCTTTCAATGCCTTTGATTTGACCAAAACTTCTTGCTAAGGCTCCGTTTGCTACTGCCAGGTCATCAGGTAAAGCACCGGCTAAAGATGCTCCTAGGCTATCAAATTCTTCATTCACTGCACCATCCGCAGTGTAAATTGCTCTATCACCTACACTTGCTGTTCTTAGAGGAGCAGTAAGTGTCGAGAAACTTGTTGGAAAAAGTTTTTGTGGATTCATTAGGTCTCCACCAGAAGTAATAGCAGACTGAGTATTTTTTAGTATTCCTTTTACATCGCCTAGTTCCGCAGTGTTTAATCCATTAAATGCATCAAATACCTGTCCTTGAATATTATTAGGCAAAGCCGGCCCTATTTGTGCAATATCACTTGAACTTATTCCTAAATCACCTATACTAAGTCCACCAGTTTTATTTGCAATTGCATTAGTAACACTGCTGAGAGATCCGCCAAGACTTCCAGCAAGTCCTGGATCAATGTTAATATCAGCTACCTTATCATACATTGGCCCTAGACTCCCTGCAAGGTCCATATTTTTTAATAGTTGTCCTGGTGAACCAAGATCACCAATACTGGCAAAATCTATTGTACTTCCTAAACTTCCAAGATCTGCACCAAAGTCCGGAAGTGCATTTGTAATTCCGCTTAGTCCACCTGTGCTAATCGCATCCATTCCAGGAAATGTGCCGCCAGCAAAACTACCCGCGGCATTTGTAGCGGCTGATATCATTTGATTTGAACTGCCTACAAAACCTTCAGCGGCGCCTAATATACTTCCAAACTTGCTTGCATTACCAACTATATTTGTACCGCTTAAACTTCCGCCCATTACCTTAGCCGCTTCACCTAAACCAGTTGGAAGTACACTTCCGATGCCAGTTGTTGGTCCTAATACAGCAAGAGCATCTCCTGAGAATACATCAAATCCTGCACTAAACACGTTATCGCCTAATCCGCTTGCCATGTTACTAAAAGTTTGTGGCATAGTGCCACCAAGTCCTGATACACCACTGATTGTGCTTGTAAGTGCAGTTGGTGATGCTAAGGCTTGAAAGCTCGCTTGATTGCTAGTAAAGGCTGCCATTGTTGGAGAACCGGCCAGTCCAGTAGTTGCATCTGTGATATTCAGTGGAGCTCCACTTATCGATTCTAATGGATTTCCACCAACACTTCCTGCTAATCCTGCTCCTGCCGTCAGTACTGTAGCGGTGATTGCTCCTCCACAAGCCATGTTATCCCCTTGGTATTATTACGTCGATACTGCCAGTTGCTCTTGTGTGAAAACAAGTATCTGGCGAACCAACATAGTTAATAGGTTTATTTTCTGCAAGCACACTCATTGAACCAAGTGTTGTTACTGCGGCACAATGTATGCTACAACCTGGGGCACCACAACAAGGATGTGGAGTAACTGATGTTCCTATTAGGCATGCTGGGCGGCCGTTGATAATGACACTGCTTGCACCTGTACCAACTGCAAGACCACCTCCTGAGTTTGGATCACCTATTCTTACTGCTCCTGGCATTTTTACCCTTTTAATATTCCTTTTGGTGCAGCCACTATACCAGTACTTGCTTGTATGTAACTTGCAATAACATCTTTGTTTGTTTCTGTCCACATTGTGATGTTATTTGTATTTATGGTCACATTTTTTGTCTCATCTGCACTCATCGTAGCAGGCAAAAGTTGCACACCTTGTTGTGTTGGAATTAAGGAAAATGGATGGGATATAACAGTTGTTGTTTCATCACTGCTAACAACTTTGCAGATTACTTCACTACTATCACTCAGTCTAAGTGAATAGGTTTTATCTTTTTCAAACATAATTTTACCTTCTTTTTAAATCTAGTGTTATACAATGCAATCCGCCATCCCAGAAGTATCTGTGCCTCCATGGCACATGTACTGGTTCAATTTTATGCCTCTTAAAAAACTTATTTACTAGTTCATTATTAGGGTTACTTACACAACAGTGGTTCTGATCAATCATTAGTACATTAACATCAAATACAGTTTCTTCTACATAGCCTACCCAGTCCTGTAACCAAGTTTCTACAAAATTTGTAAACTCGTCATTGTGTTCTTCTCCTGCCAGCCACCATTTGCCTTGATTTTTTTGTTTTAGATCTATAAAAGGCGTAAGTTTATGAAAACCTTCCTCATGTAAAAAGCATATTTCCCATCCTGGAAATGTGTCTTCATAAGTTTGAACATCATTCAAACTTATTATGGCTCCTTGCTTTAGTGGATGATAGTTACCATCTATATGCCCGTCCATTGGAGCCATTTCTAATTCAAAGTCAATGTTAGTATATTTTTTTAAGTAGTATAAAATTCCATCACTGTTATCGGTTATGCCTTCAAAATCGTTACAACCAATTACAAGTCTATTATCAAACATAAAACTATTAGCACTGGTAATACAAAATGGTTCAAAGTTAAGATCTGAAATTTCTTTAGATACGTGTGTTTTTAGTTTGCAACCATTGGCGTAGTCTTCGTATATTGGCCAATCCCCACTAACATTGCACATAATTTCGTTGTACTTGTGTGGAGGCAATAAAAGTTTTTCTGCACAGATAGTATTGTTCTTATCGTATTCTGAAAGTTTTTTTTGAATATTTGGATGGTCTTTTTCTTTATTTGTAAAACATACGTTGCCAATTACGAGTTGGTGATCTCTAGGCTGTAATGGACCTCTTGGGTATTCATGTGGATTATCTAAAAATCTTTCTTTAGTATCCATGTCTGGCTGAATAACTTTAACACCAAACTGCTTCAGTGTGTTTTTGTACCCTTCTAAGTCTTCAAGAGTTTCTTCGCATATACGTTTTAATGGGTCACCTGCTGTATCAGGTATGCCATTGAAAAACTCTGGTGCATAATTATTTCCTAACATGCAGACTTCAAGAGGATCCCATTTGTTTCACATGTTATAATTCATGCTACTACTTAGTAACCTGAACCATTCCACCCTGTATTTTCAATATAATCAACTAAATCATCGTATCCACCGACAACCTTATTGTTTATTACAATCTGCGGAGCAGTGCGTGCATTCGGAACAATTTCAAGAAGCTCTTCTCTGGTTATGTCAGTTCCAATTTTTGCTTCGTCGAATCTAACATTCATTCTTCTTAGAAGACTTTTAGCCGCATCACAATAGCCACATAAGTCTTTTGTATAAACAGTTACAACACTCATAAACTAAACCCTTTAAATGTATTATTATCTACGTCTTGTTTTGTACCACCGTTAACATAACTAGTTATCTCCGTTTCCTGTGGAGCAACTTGTACATCACCGCCTGCTATCCATTTTTGTGTCCATGGTAGTGGATTTGATGCACCTTTATAACTGCTAGGTACACCAACAGCAGTCATTCTTTTGTTTGCAATCCATTGTACATATTCTTTCAGCAACTGTGCATTAAGTCCAATCATTGATCCATCTCGAAACAAATAGTCAGCCCATGCACATTCTTGTTCAACTGCATCTTCAAACATTTTAATAACAAGTGGCTCGCACTCTGCTTTGATTTTAACAAAGTCTGGATCATCTTGTGGCAGGATTTTCATCAACTGTTGTGTACTTGCTAGATGTACATTCTCATCGCGAGCAATAAATTTAATAATTTTAGCATTGCCTTCCATCTTTTTAAGTTCAGCAAACGCCCAACTGCATGCAAAGGATACATAAAAGCGGACACCTTCTAATATGTTAACACTTGCCAAACATATCCACAGTTTCTTTTTTAGTTCGTATAGATCAATTTTAACTTTCTTTCCGTTTACAGTATGTGTGCCTTCACCTAGTAGGTTGTAGTAACTGCAAGTTTCTACCAAATCATCGTAGTACGCAGTGATGTCTTCTCCACAGTCAATGATCTCCTGTATGTCCATCATCTCATCAAACACCTTGCTTGGGTTTGCATATACATTACGTATAATGTGTGTGTAACTTTTTGAATGTATTGTTTCACTAAATGTCCAAGTGATAATCCAGTTTTCCAACTCAGGCAGACTTACAATAGGACCAAATGCTTCAATTGGTGCTCTACCTTGCACACTGTCCAATAATATTTGTCTTTTGAGATTACTGGTAAAGATATGCTTTTCGTTTGTAGTAAGTTCTTTGAAGTCTTTTGCATCACGTAGTACATCTACTTCTTCTGGTCTCCAAAAGAAACCTAACTGCTTGTCAGTTAGTTTGTCAAACTGTCGATACTTTAACGTATCATAACGTTGTATGCCGACTCCTCCTGCCGGATCTAAAAATGCAAGACTGGTCGTATGGTCTCTGTTGGCTGTATTCAATACACTCATTGTCGTTCCTATATTGTGCAACTATCGCAGTCTTCCTCGTAAATAGGATCTTCGATAGTAAGTTCTTGTTGTTGTGTTTCGTTCATTTTGTCTACGTCGATTTCTCCAGCACCGTCAAATGTGTTGAAGTAATACAACTGCTTGTGGCCGTATTTATAACATAGTAGCAGATGTTGTAGCATCGTACTCATTGGTATCTTTTCATCTTCATAGTGTACGGGGTTATAAGATGTGTTTACACTTATACCTTGATCAATATATTTTTGCATAACTGCCATAATCTTAATGTAACCCTCTGGTGACTTTTGATCCCATAGTAGTTCGTATTTGTTTTTGTAACGTGCAAATCCTGGCACAACCTGTTTAAGCACACCATCTTTGCTTTGCTTGATACTTACAAACGCTCTTGGTGGCTCAATACCGTTTGTACTGTTGCTTATCTGTGCTGATGTTTCTGCAGGCATAAGTGCCATCAGTGTTGAATTACGTATTCCTGTTTTACGTAACTGTGCTCTAAGTCCTGTCCAATCAACTGCATCTACATGTACTACCAATTCGTCAACATCTTTTTTATATGTGTCAACAGGTAATATTCCATCAGAATACTTTGTTTCATTATTCATCGGACATGCACCAAACTCTTCTGCAAGATCTGCACTTGCTTTTATCAAGTAGTAACTCCAATGTTGTGCCCAAGTATCCACTAGTTTGAGTGCATCTGGATCTGAATAACTGGTGTCGTTCTTTGCTAAAAAGTATGCAAGATTAATAATACCAACACCCAATGGGCGTCTACCTTCTGTTGCCATCTGTGCGGCAATGATTGGATAGTTTTGATAACTTAATAGTGCATCAAGTCCACGCACTGCTAGTGTACAGGCTTTTTCCATGTCTTCAGGATTTGTAAAATTACCCCAATTGATGGCACTCAATGTACACAATGCTATTTCACCTGTAACATCATTTATATCATCTAGAGGCTTGGTTGGCAAGTCTATTTCACAACACAAGTTGCTTTGCTTTATAGGTGCAACATCAGTTTTAAAACTACTGTGTTCGTTAGCATGGTCCACGTTCTGTAAATATATTCTTCCTGTGTCTTTACGTTCTTGCATGAATGCACTAAACAGTTCTGTGGCACTTATTTTCTTTTTACGAATGCTTGTTTTACGTTCTGCAGCTTCGTATAGTTCACGGAACTTATCCTGGTCAGCAAAGAATGCATCGTATAATCCTGGTACATCATTTGGAGAGAACAGTGTAATATCTCCACCTGACATCAAACGTTCGTACATCAGTTTGTTAAACTGTACACCATAATCCATGTGTCTAACTCTGTTGTCTTCTGTGCCTTTGTTGTTTTTAAGCACAAGTAAGTCTTCAACTTCTAGATGCCACAGTGGATAATACAATGTGGCCGCTCCGTTACGCACTCCACCTTGCGAGCAACTGCGTGTGGCCGCTTGAAACATTTTGTAAAATGGT